TGGAGCTTGCTCTGGGCAGCAGGGTCTTTCTCTGAATAGTTTGCCTCAAAGCCGTTCATCATTCCGGACAATTCAGCTTTGGTTTCATTGAACATACGTTGAGAAGCCGACCCTTGGTCTATCAATATCTCGTCTGCCATCTCGGGAGCTAGGCTCCGTACCATTTTCTCTATAAGAGTGTTCCTCTCAATAGAGCCTCCAGCGTCAAGGGGTAGTAGCTGCTGGGCTATAACCTCCAGTTTCTTGAGAACGTAGTCATCGTTCATATCCCTTGCATCAAACTTCATTATAAAGTCCGGCAGGGTGTTTAGGTCGCTTACTTGTAAAGGAACCCCCGTTATCCTTTGCATATCCTCTGGGGAGAGATATTGCAACGTGAGTGCAAGCATCTGCTGGTAGACTTCTGTCCATGCGGCCAACCAGTTGTTCACAGTCGCCTGCTGTTTCATCGTTGTGGTCAACGGGGGTATATTGCCATGAGGTAAGCCATAGTATTCCGCTGTGTCCTGCAAGATCATGTCTATGCATTGTATAGACGTAGCTGGAACTCCTGCTGTTAGTTGCAGGGGCTGGTAGTCACCGACCTTACTTACCGGAACCATGACGGCTGGGCCAAGGTTGTTCACCATGCCAAGCCTGCGGTTATATTGAATTGGAGGGACTGTCTCTAGGCTGGTGCGGTCAATGATGCTATCACGCTGTGCCTTCAGTTCGCTCTGATGGCAGGCACTAATCTCTGCCACTCCACGGCTCTCTGTAATGGCTCTCCGGCTCGGACGCTCCCTCCGGTATTCCACGAACGGATACTGGCCGTGAGCATAGTCTACAAGCTCATGCTTGGCATACAAGGGCTCCTCACTCTCATCTCTTGAGGTGTACGGGCTAAACACCGTGCAGTAACATCCGACAACGTCATCCTCGTTAAGCTGCTTGGTGTAGGCATATACAATTTCAATCAAATTACGATTGTCTTCCGGCAAGTTGCCGAGGGTGTTGACGTTGATGTTGATCCCGTTTGGATCAGTTGTTTTACCAGCCGTCTCTACTGCTGCATCAACAAAGTCCTCGTCCCAACCCTCGTCTGCAATCTTGCTCCGAAGCTCAACCTCGCTCATCAGCACCCTGCGATATATCACTCGGGCTTTCTGAAGTTCGCAAGTCTCCTCGGGGAAAACTATATCTTCGTAAGGCTTTAGGGCTACGCACACAGGCTGGTTGCGGTTCATCTCCGGCACAGGAACCTCGGTCTTTCCTGTCTCCCTCAACTCCTTAACCATTTTTAATGCTCGGCGTTTACGAACATTAGGAACCAATGCGATAAACAATTCAGCAACTTGGTTAGCAGCCTCGGGGTCTTGGATCATTTCAACTATGTCTTCAGTCAGACCAATCTCCTCACCTCCTTGCTGTGACATTGCTTGCAACGCTTCCAACGTAATCTCCTGTGGCTTGAGGATGGAAGTCTGCTCCCAGCCGACAAACATAACAGCATACCCGTAGGTCAATGCATACTCACCGTATAGCTCGGCCTCCTTTTGTAGCTCGTTATACATCCGGCTACCTACCAGCCATCTAAAAAGTGTTGTCAGCGCGGAAGCCATTTCTGTATCGCCCGTTTCAACTGGATTGATTCTTACTTGGGCTCGCCTAAAGGCAACCATGAGTAGGTCAAGCAGATTACGGACAACGGAGTCAACCAATCGCACCCTAGTGTCTGCTGCCCCTTCCCACGGAAATGCCTGCTCCTCGTCCGTAGCGTGTTTTTTAAAATCAGCAGACTGCGTGTCCCAAACGGCTAACCGTTGCTTGTCGCAGTAGTCTAGCCTCTCGTCTGTGAAGCCTTCACTAATTGCGCGACGATACTCGTCATGCAATTCCAATATATCCGGCTTCTCAGAAGCCTGTGCTAGTTTATCTTTCATTTAACTTAAAAACCTTCTTAACATTGTCTCTGTATAGTTTTCGTTTGCCCCCATCAGTAACATACGTCCGGAGAGTCCCTGCGCTTGCAAGTTTCTGCAAATAAGACACCGATAAGCCCAAAGATGTTGCAGCATCCTTGAACCCTATAAACACTCCCTCTTCACTTAATAACGTATTCATCAGTAACCTCCTCCGACCCCGTGCGGTTGCCAAGTATTCGCCCCAACATATATCGGATCATACGTTAACAAGTACCGCAAGCAGTCCACAAAATCCTTCCACTTGTTTTTATCGCCGCCAGCAGCCGTAACCTCTTTCATGCAGTCAATTAGATTGCCGCAATCGCTACTAATATATAAGGCAGGTTGGTTGCATATGCTCAACGGCTCGTCAACATTGTAATTTAATTTTTCGTTAATTAGACTCAAACCCTGTTCAATCGGCAGTCCTGCTGCCTTGTAAAAGTCCAAGCCAATTTCCTCCAGTAGATCAATTAGGGTTTCGCCTCCCTCGGCTGTTGCTGCTGTACTCCCTCCAGCGCGGGGATCAATAAGCCTCACCTCTATCTGCTCATCCCCCTCTAGTTCCTCTATAATCTCTTTATACTCAAGTAGCCCTCTTCCCTCTGGTTTGGCTGCTTGACCGAGAGCCCCGTCCGGTTTCTCCGAGGGGATAGCCCATTCACCATACGTTTCACGATCTGGCCACTCCCTATATATATACATAGTGCCATCACGGCTAACCCGTAGCCAAAGCATAGCCCAGTTGCGACTACCAGCGGGATCAACACAACAATAATTCGTCCCATCTTCCGGAATCTTGTCCGGCTCGATGATGTGAGTTTTTCCAAATTTAGGGAAAAAGTTTCCGGCCGATTTATCCGTATACCCGTAGGCTCTAATCTTAATTTGTGTTGACGTTTCTCCGGCCAACGTCCGTTCCATTTGGTCATAAGGGTTATATGGATTAAACTCTGTGAAAAAGAATATACACGCCTTTTTGGGGTCAATGCAGTCCATGACATACGGCATCTCGCCTCTCTTTGCCCCTGTCACAGTCGGCTGGTTTTCTAATAACGGGGCTGGGCGTGTTTCTTTGATTTCTGCACCGTTAACAAAAGTTCCAAACACAGGAGTATAGCCCGTTATAGGGGTAGCCGTTACCAGCATTTTACCTTTACGGGTTACAAGCCTATAAGCAGCAGTTTCATACCATGTATGAGGAACAAGCTCATCAAACCAAATAGCGTCAGCCTCAAACCCTTCCAGTACGTCAAGAGGCTGCTGGTATGCGTTAAACCAACATTGCGATCCATTGGGAAACACGAACGTGCCATCACTAAATCCGTTTTTTTGAGTGTACTTAACATTCTGCACTTGGCCCCGTTTCATTTTCTTAAACTCCTTCGGGAGCATCTCGTAAACGGACGGCTGTTGATCTCGGATACTGCTCTGGTGAGTCATACTAAAGCAGGCTACCCGAGCCCCTGCCTTGCTGGCCAATAACTGAACCACATACCATGAGGCAAATGCCGTTTTGCCACTTCGGTTGCCTCCGGAGATCAGTAGCTGATCGTGACTATCCAGTAGCTCCTTCGCATCCTTCCAATGCGGCAACACTTGCCTATGATTGAACGGATCATCCTTTTCTGCGCTTATAAGCTGCTCACGTTCCATCAGCAGGGCTACGGTAGCCTCCCTGCCATGTTCCTCCTCGTAAGCGAGTATCTCCTCGGGAGTTGGCTTATATATAGTAGGATGATCCGTTAGCTCAATCATAGCGATAAGTATTTTGAACCAGCCATGTCAACAAACCCGTTAAGCCTCTTAACGAGTGTTGGGTTATTAATGTTAGTTATTGTTTCCGTCTCCTCGCTCCTCCAGCTTGTTATAGGTTTAAACAATAACTTCTTACTATCCACCAAGTACAGAAAGCCAACAAAGTTAACCCCTAACCCATCGGCTATATCTTTGCATTTTTGTAGCTTGGATGCCGTCACTAACCATTCACCATTAAAGCGATCAAAGAAGTCATCAAACCCCACATTATACCTACACTTAACTTCTCCAACGGCTTGCAGTTCCCCCTCTTTAACAAGCACCCCGTCACAAGCTGCCATTGTGTTGTGAGGGGTTTCGTGCCATTGATACTTAAAAACATTGCAAAAGGATTGCATGGCCAAGCGTTCCTCTTGCATGGCTTGCTTCCCCTTTTTGCTCTGGCAGTTTAAGACCACTTCCCGTTATGAACCATATATCCTATAAGTCCGTAGTTGGCCAAGTCCATCCAGCTATCACTCACCGACTCATTGTTCACCACTTCCTTACCTAGCAGATGCTTCAGCCTGCACAGCTTGTCTTGGCTCCTAACTATAACCCCAAGCTCACCACTTATGGTTATGTTATCCGGCCCGTAGTCCTGTTGTTTTTCATCTAGGACTTTTACGAATTTGAGAGCCAGTTTCATAGCCTGCACTCCCATGTCTGTCTTCAATTCAAGCCCAGCAAACTGTTGCTGTAGCTCACTCTTCTCCGTCATATTCATCATCTAATTCTTTAAAGTATTCGGAGCCGACATGATATATCATCTCCCTCATCAAACTCCTTAACAACACACCCCATATAGCGTCCTGTGGTAAATCATATTCCTCGTATGCCCTGTGTATTACCGACATAACCTCCTCCTCCAGCATCTGACATTGACGCTCTAGGTCTTTCTCCTCTCCCATATAGACCACTCTTTCGTTAATTGATAAAAGTCTCCATCCGGAGTCACTTCAATTTTCTGTCCGACAGAGAAGTTAAAGTTATGCCTTACTTTAACCGTGTAGTCCTTACCGTCAGCCGTGCAAATAAGCACCCTGCTATTCCTCGGCCTCAACTTCACAGCAACCTCAACAGGCTTATTGGTTTTCTTTATAAACTCCTCAACCATCTCAGCCCCCTTAACCGTAATCATATAGCCTGTGTTGGGGCCAACCTTCCGCTCGCTTATATGCTCCTCAATATTAGGAACCTTATTAATATCGTTACGCGATACACCCAGTTTCTCCATCACTTTCGTTATCCAAATCTTCTTCATCTTTAAAAAACTCTGACTTAATCCACTCGTCTATCAGCTTGTTAGCAAAATTTATTTCTATATCACTATGAATCTTGGCTCTCACCACCAACCCCCCATCTCCCTCGCGAGCCACAGCGTGAATCCCACAACCGTCATCGTTAGTATACCTAAAGACATACCAGTCAGATGGCTCCTCGCTGGGCTTCAAGTTCTTTCTCACGCTCCTCCTCTGCTATCCGTTTGTTTAACATCCTAAAAACAGTTTTAGGATTCCAATCAAGGTTGGCCAGTTGCATATAATACCTTGCCCCTCCTTCGTCGGTGAAAAACTTTTCAACCTCCTTTTTCAAAGCCGCTGGGGGAATCCTCATCCCCTCCTTCCGGAGAATCTCTTTGTGGGCATTTTTAATGGCATACCTATAACTCATCACCGCATTGGTCAGTACGGCTATAGCTAGTGTCACAACCCCCTCGTCATTATTCAGTTTCATTTAAAAAAGCGGCAGGGTGTTCAACAATAGGAGCAATACAAGACTCCCTGTCCGAAACTCTCTTCCGGCTCTATTCCCTGCCTCCCCAACACCACCCTTAACTATTACTATTCCATTATGACTGCCTCCGAGGATGAGGACTTGAAGGTAGTTGGAGTTGGGTAAATTCATTTTCGTTTCACTTTCACCATATCAAGTATTCCCTCGTTTTTATCCATTACCGGCTCACGAATCTCACAGTCAAACCACTCCAGAGCCATCTCAACAGCCGTTCTAATATTGCCAATATCAAGATGAGATGCCTTAAACAAATCAATAACCCTCCCACAGTTTTTTAACGGAATTCGAGCATCCATCGCGCAAGTTATAAACAGATCATAAAACCTATCCGGCTGGTGCAGGGCATTGTTACGAGCCCAATCCCACCCCAAGTCTCTAGGATCATCCTTTTCTCTCGGCATCCCCTTTTCAAAAAATAAGTACCAGCACAAAATTTTGGCTACGTCCGAGATTAACTCGTACATTTCATCCGAGGGCAATTCCTCCCAATGGGGTTTAGGCTTCTTCATTCGGAATAAACTTCAAATCGCTGCCTTTAGCACAGCCGATTCCTCTGCGTATTTTTTCCATCTCAGATAGCTTCGGGCCTTTTCGTTTCGGCTTAATACTGATGATCTGCATTGAACATCCAGTTGATCCTCTGCGAGATGATGGGAGTTGGCTTTTCCTCATAGGTTTCCGATTTAGTGTCTGATTAGGCTTCCGATTTAGTGTCTGGGATTTTGGCTTCCCAATCCATTATAACCCCATGTTTGCTGGCTATTCTGCGTCTGATTAGTGTCTGAATAGGTTTCCGATTTGGTGTCCGAAAAGGTGTCCGATTTTTCTGACATAATATGCTCTATGACCTTTTGCACAGCAGGGTGATCCGAGTCGGATTTAGCATATACCTCTCCGTTATTATTTCGGACAAATGTAACTCTACCCACATCTTCGCATATCTGATCCTCAGATGAATGATTAGGAGGTGAGTGATTGGTGGATGTCTGTCGCTTTTTCATAAAAAAATCTAGGGGCTCTAACCCGTCACGTTTTCGCCGCTCGACCCATCGTGACCCCCCCCGCCCCCTGTCTCTGGCCCCAACTTGGACACAGATTTGTCAGTTTGCTCAATGTTTTGGCTGTTTTCAGATGATTGATTATCAACATTGATCACGTTGGCCTGCCTCATCTGGTCTAACTTGTCTCCGAGGTCTGAATGCGTAAGTCCCTTATGGTGAACGACATGGGAAACATTCTCACCATCCAGAGCAGCCTTCTTGTCAATGGCTATGGCGATGCTGACGGGAATCTGGGACAGGCTAACATTATCTGCCTCCGTTATTAATCTATCGCTCAGTAAATCAATTGCCTCTCCTAACTTGCTGCTCACACGCCTCTTCCACTCCTTTAGTTCATCAGCGTTCTCATGGCATATGCGAGAGATCGTGCTAGGTGCTGCTCCGGTTATAGCTGTGATCTGATTGTAGGATTTACCCTCCTTCCTCAGTTCAATAATCTGATTATATCTTTCGGGGTCTTTCTTCTTATAGGAACTCCGATCATAATCAATTCCGGCCTTTGTGTTTCTTGCTGGCACAAAAACCTTCTTATACGCGATTTAATATATTATCGGCTATACTAATGTATTAATAGGTTACACGCACTTATTCATCACTTATTTCTTCCTTGTGTAACCCTTGTATAGTTCGCCTAACTGCTCATGTATTCGCAATGCTGCGTATTGATGAACTCCGGACGGCTTCGCTGTGAACACCTCAAGCCCTATCATGGCGCATTTTATTTCGCACCTATATGCTCGCCTCTCTCTTGCTTCAATTAGCACTTCACGGGCATATGATAGCCAGTAGTGAATGCTGCCGAAATTAGGAGGATTGTAATAGGCTTTGAAATGTAATTCATTCTTCTTACCCCATGTCCCTGCTGGGTTAAATTGGATAAGCCCGAGCTTGGCTGCTGCCTCTTTCTTTGCGTCCTCATGTACCTTGAGCGACTGTGCCTCTTCCCTGTTTTCCCGTAATGCCTCTGTAAGCTCGTTTGGGTTAGGCTTTGGTGTCTCCATATACTAAATTAAATAAAAAGCCCTCAGAGCGAATCCTTGGGCTATTAAGCTGTATATATTGGGTATAGGGATCAGCGCAATTTGGTTAGCTTAACTTGTAGGAGCCCTGCCGAGGGGTCTGCGAGCTTCTGGAAGGCAGCACGGGAGAGGTCTATTTCTCGGGTATACTTTCCACTCTTATCCTTAACGAACGGGCCACGATCCACAATTGTCACATCTATGTATTTATCTTTTGTGAGACTTACCCTAATTAGCGAGCCAAAAGGGAATGTCCTATGCGCTGCCTGTGTGGGATCATCGGGGTTGAAGCGAGTCTTATTGTCCGCACACATATTATTTCGGTAAGCATCTCCATACCAACTCGCTGTTACTCTTGGCTGTTCGCTGTAGGGTCTACTCACAACCCAGCTAAACACAGCCATACTCATTGCTATTGTCATTATTTTCATTTTGTTCTGTCCTTTATTATTTACTTACTTCTCTCTCATTGCGTAACTCACGCAATCAATCTCTACAACTTTGTTGCCACCTCGTATCATCCTGTCAGCTATACGAACGTCTATGTCGCTAACTTCTGCAATTGAAAGGTTGCTGGTGATGAGCGTCCACTTGCCTAACCGTTGATCTAGCATGGAGGCCAACTGCCTCTGGCTGAACTCGGTTGCATATTCGGCTCCCAGATCATCCAGTACGAGGAAGTCGGCATCAGCACAGGATTGGAATATCCCAAATGCTCCTGCCCTCATCTCATTACACATCTTGCTGAATGATTTAAACAGCCCGTGGCGTACCATGTTCACTCCACCTCGTTCAAACCACTTGCCTTTTCCTTCCCACGCCTTCCACGCGCCTTTAGCCAAGTGAGTCTTGCCTGTGCCAGAATTACCTATAAGCGACAACCAACGGGGCTGGGTTTTCTGGTAGCTCATATCCCTTGCGAACTCGGCTGTAGCGGATAGTGGCTTCATCAGCGCGGCATCCTTGCATGGCTGGAAGTCGTTAAAAAACTTCGCCCACGATTTCAGTTGCTGCGTGTTCAACGGCTTTGTTGTAATCGGCCTTGGCTTTGTCGTTATATTTCGTATTGTTTGATTTATTGTTGTTTGCATTTTTCTTATCCGGAAACACTCCCTGCCATCCATTGGCTATAGCTGTCTCTAAAGCATCTATTGCTATAGCAGCATTATGTTCTATTAGCTTCTTTAATAACATATCACAGCCCATCTGGGTTAGCTTCTTGCCTAGCTGCTTACGATATTTAATGTACTCAATAACAGCCTCAAACACATCCTTATTGTTGAGGTGTTTCTCTAGTTTAAAAGTAATACTACTTTTACTATTATATTTATATATATAGGTGAATTTCTCGTCGGCAATGAATAAGCTATTAATACTTCCGAGCTTGTCTGTGCTTTTACTTGAGGTTTTTCCGCTCTTTGTATTTACAGCAGGCTCAGAGTTATTCATTGCCTGTTCATTGATTATTATATTTTTGTTGGTCACCTTTCGTCTGGTTGCCAACCACTCATTCGTTATCATTTCACAGTCTTTCAATGCCTTATGAGCCTCCTTATCAATGTCTGCCCAGCCTGTGATTGCCTTGACTCCGTGGAACACAGCACCTCCATCTCGCTTCATATGACGGCCTGTTTCCGACTGACTCAGCTTGAGTAATTTGTTTAAAACATAGTAACAGGCGAACCTCGCTGACGAGTGGTACTGTGACTTGTTCCTACCGATAACATCTTCAGCCGTCATCCCAAAGTGCTGGGCTACAGCTTCAATGAGCGTGTTGATGTCGTTGTATTTGTTTATTATTATAAATTTTGACATTTATATTCTGTGTCTCCCTTCTTTAATTATTTCTAATGCGCTCTTGATATCCTGCGTTTCAGTCGCTAAATCCTCCAGCGTCTTGAACCGCTTAAATATATAGTTCTCGCGCTCGCCTGCGATGTTATTTATCTCATTAATCAGACTCCACAACTTCTTGTTAGCCTTCTTCTTGGACATGATCCCGTCCATGTACTTGTTAATTATCAAGGCTACGTCCGATAACTGTACTATCCTATCGTCCCTCTCGGGCTCTAGCGGGTTACCCTTCTCGTCGGTTCTACCCCCTTCTATGTATTGCTCATGGGCCATGAAGTAGACCAACTCGGCCAACGCTTTAGTTAGTATGTCCTGTTTTATGTTCATTGTTATTTTCTATTTTTTGGTTTCTGTCTGTTTGTTGATTTACCTTTATAATGCTTACTTTCACCGTGAGGGGTTGCCCACTCGCTAATGTTTTTATATGCACCAGACATACCGTGGTATGCTCGTATATCCATATTGGGTTTATGTTTACCCATGTTCATTGTTTATTATTATTTATAGCGTAATGCAGTATAAGTGCTGCATCGCAAGTTTTAAGGGTTAATTTTAGGTTTGGGTATAGCTCAATTGCTCGCTCCTTTAAGAGCCGCTTGTGAGCCATACGGTCTTTAGTCTTGGGAAGGTTTAGAGGTTTCTGCCATGTCTGTGGGCGAACTAGGTTCACCTCGGTATCCATGCCGTGCAGGAGCCCAAGGATGATCCCGTAGTTCATGCCAAAGTTGAACATACGGCTGGAGGGATGAGCCTTGCCTATATAGCCAGACACTTTCTCCACCCATGCTACCCTTGGATTCAGCCTAACTAATAGCTCGGCTATTTCCTTTGGGGTTCGCGGCATGGGATAGGTAAACATATTATTATAATATGGTGCTTCATCCACTATGCCAACGAATCCACCATTGGCCCCAACATCCACGGCTAGATGGTCAGTTACCAACCTATAGCCTCCCAGACCTTCTTGGTTATAATTACGTCCTGCTCTAAATATTTTAAAGCAGCCTTCTTATCATTTATCCACTTGGCAAAGAAGTCAGCACCATCACCACTCTTCTCGCCTGCACCAACGAACTTGGCCAAGCGATCAAGCGATATACGCTTCTGATACTCTCCCAGCGCATATATATCCATCGTGTCTATAAGAGTCTTGCTCCACTTGATGGGAGTATAAAACTCTGATGGAAACATAATGCCGTGACGCATTGATCTGCGAACGAGGAAGGGCCAATCAAAACTATTTGAGTTGTGGCCTATCCAAGTCGCTGATGAAAGTGTGCGGAAATAATCCCAGAAGTCTGTTAGCAATTCCTTCTCACACTCATTGCCTAAATAATAGACCTCATCCTCATCGCACAGGCTATATCCTATTGCCAACACCCTGCCTGTCTCGGCGTTTAGAGGGGCTTTCTCAATGAAGTCCTTCTTCTGCTTCTCGAGGTTCTTCTTAATGGCATCTTCCTTTGTGTAATTTGGAGGAGCCTTGAATCTAGGCATCAACTCCTTGATCCTGCCGAGAGGCTCGGGGCCTGTCTCAATGTCGAGACAAACCCGAGCCTTGCTCGGTGAATCACCTAGAGCCCACTCTCTCTTATTATCAGAATGGGGCCGCATCCTCGCTCACCTCCTCAACAGTTTCCCGCTGGGCTTTAGCGGCTGCTCGCTTGGCTTCGCGCTCCTCCTGTGCCTCGGGAGGCCCAGCGGAGAATGCGCTATAGGCAGGCGGCTCATACCCGTCACGCTCTGTCACGGGCGTGTAGGTTCCAGACGGTTCCACACTCTCCTTACATGGCTTGAGCTTCTCAATGAACGACCACTCAACATCGTCGCCCTCGTTATTCTTAAACGGCTCACCATCCTCCACATTGATAGTAGCGGATTTACCAATCAGACTTGTTAGGTCTAAATTGGTAGCAGTATCTAATTCCTCGCCTAACCACTTCTTTAGCAACTTATATAAAGTGCTACGTTGACTAATGACTGCGTTCAGTCTTTTGGTTTTGGCGAGCATGGGCTTGCCGTCTACATATGTTTCAAAATAGATTTTTATAAATCCCTTCCAACCATATGATGTTTCTTTCCAACCCATATCTTCCACATCCACACATACCCCTTGATATATGTCGGAGGCGAGTGGCTCATACTTTCGTTCGTTATTATTATTTTTGATGTTTACGCTTAACTGCATTTGTGATGTTCTGTTGCTTGCGAATGTTCTGTCCGGCCCTCCCAATTCGCCCGAGTTACTCGCTCGGTGGGAGGGCCACTTTTATTTCTTCTTCTTCTTACTAATATCCGGTAAGCCAATAATGCACCGTTCCAAAATGTCGGTCATTGAGGTTTTACGGATAGTAGCAATTCTTTTGAGTTTCGTAATATGCTCTGCCGAAAGGCGGAAGGAGCATAAGGTTTTTGTCTGGCTCATGTTCTGTCAAATTCACCCTCCTTGCGGGTAAAGCACAAACAAAACATACCAGTATATACAAGTCAACGCATTAATGCGTTACTTTTAAAAAATAGTTTGCAATGTATGTACGAGAGTTTAGATTCTTCTTTGCTTTTGGATTAAAAGAGGAAACTAATGTGAGTGAAAAAAAACCAATTGGAGTAAGGCTCTCCAAAAATGTGAGGCAACTTCTGGATCAAGCGAGCAAAGCTGCGGGGGTCACACGCACAGAAGTTATTGAGGAATGCGTTTCTCGCTATGCTGCACAGTTTGTTCGCGATAACCTTGCTGACCGCCAAAGGGCGTTTGAAGATTTTTCAAATACTGATTCAGACAGTAAACAATAATCTCTTCTTTATTTTTGCCCGTCTGATCTGCCGCCCACTTTAGCTGGGCGTCTATTATTTCATTTACCTTCTCACACATGGCCTGCTTTCTGTATGGTGTGAATGCAAACTTTTTGCAATACTTTTTTGTTCATACAACCCAAAAAGTTTTTCACAATAGCTAGGACATAGGGAGTCCTACCTTTCCCAAAAAAAAATAACACATTCTGTTTTTTTTCGTTGTACTCGTATATACAGGTATGTATTATGCCTGCGTTCGCCGCATTGGTGAACGGACAGAACAATGAAAAAATTAGAAATACGCATAAAAAAACTATCAGACCAGCAGATCATTGCTTGTCTGGTAACGCTGCCAAATGACCTCATGGAGATGAGCCGAGAGCAGAACCTAGTTAGGCTCAAATTATTGAGCGAGTACGAGAACCGTAACGGACTGGAAAAGGTGGACTTGTTAATGGACAGGCTGGAGGTGGTCGCATGAGCGTCTACAGCGAAACATTAGATGACCAGACGGTGACTATCCCAATCGGTGATTTTGTGTCGTTAAAAGTGTACATTGGATTCGTTGACATAGATGTTCATTATGATTATAGGACAACACACTCAAGGATTGAGGAGGTTGTTTTCTCTAACTGGAAGGACATAGAGGCATCGCTCGTAACCGAGTCACCAACAGAGGTGAAGTTACCATATTATCCAGATAGAAATCACGATCTTCTATCAATGCGCTTGGGTGATAGTGATAAAAATACGGTTCAAGAATATCTAGAGTTTGACATCACACAGAGCCAGACTACCGAATGGGAAGATTCAATAGAGGAGGCTGAGAATTAATGAACGCTTACGGAATCAATAATGACGGCACGGTTTGCAGGGTGAGGTTTTCCAAAAGATTGTGGGGATACTCCAAGCTGCCAGACCGTGAACTTTCTTATTCAAATAAGAACTTAAATATAAATCATAACACCGCAGGAATACCATCTAATGAAAGAGTCAATTACAAACGAAAAGGTTAAGCGTAAATACGAGGCACTTCGCTATATTGGAGTTGTTCCAAAGTATAAAGCCACAAAGACAATTGTTGATCGTTTTTGTAGGTGCGTTGATTGGGATGCTGACACGGAGAAGTTTGGCTATGACAGGCAGGAGAAGTTTCTATCAAAGAGCAACTCCTCAAAACTGTGGTTAATGTTGCATGGTGATTTTGTAATGCTCAATCCGTTGCCTAAATTAAGGAGGTTGAAATGAATATTTTTCACAAAGTTTGTAAGACTGAGTTGATTACATTTAGGACATACAAAAGCACCAGTAATCACATTGACGAATTATGCGAACGGCTAGGTGGTAGCAGGAGTGACATTATTTCATTTGCTGTTCACTTGATGGCACGACATACGGATTCTCATCTAATGAGAAAGGCTCAATTAATTATGCAAGGGGACTTAAAAGAATCAATGATGAAGTCTTTACAGAAAGGTGATGAATGAGGATGTTGGGTATACGGGCAATGCCCGATGGAGAGGGTCGCAGTTGGGATAAGCGAGAATCATTCGTTGTACTCAATAGCAGGAAACCAATTCTTCATGTGTCCGGAAAACATTCGCGTGGGGGTAAAAAAAAGAAACCCAAGCGAAGGAAGAAAAAATAGTCATACAAGCAGAACCCTAGTAATCGCTAGGGTTTTTGCTTATTTTAGACCCCCAAAAAAAAGTGAAATAAATGTATCTACAGAGTTGACTCGGGATCAACTTGTATGTACAGTAGCTGTGTTGCCGGTACAAAGAGGCAGCAGACAGAACAATGAATACACAATACAAAACAGAAAAAACAATAAACCACATTTGCTCAGAGTGTTTTGAGCCCAGCGACAACTTGCGCGATATCAATGAGGTTTTAGTGGGGCGCGTTCGCGAGTGGGTAGTAAGCGGAAAATATAAACTTGGCGAATATGCCGAGGAATGTGGAACCCCAGCACCTAAAGGCTTTGATGCTAGTTGGGATGGCTCGGAGGGTGTGCATTTTATTTGTAAACAATGCAATTGTTTGGCTCGGGATGCTTACGATGAATGTGCCTCATCATGGCATGAATTTAAATGGGAGTTGGAAAACGACCCAACAGGGCAAACTCAAGAATTGTATGGGCGATAAATTATAAACAATAAACAGGAATGAAAATAATAACAAAAAGAGACAGGAAGAACGGTTTGGATGCAGTTGGCTTTTGCGACGATTGTAACAAGTTGGTTGTGCTTGAAGCGTTGGTTAACACTTGTGAATGCGGAGCCAATTATAACTTTTCTGGGCAGCGTCAAGTGGACAGCCCAGACTACTCATCAGCCAATGAGCCCGCTGAGTATGAGGAGACTTGCTGGTGCAAGTTCTATGAGGATTGCGAATTGTGTTTTGGTAAATAAACAGAAAGGACAGAACAATGAAAATTAAATACATAAAAAACGGATACGATTACGAAGTGTGGTTGGTGGAGAGACGGTACAACCATGA